GGGCTTTGATGCCCATGCCGCTCGACGTAATGTCATTAAAAATAAAACCCATAGGTCAAACCCCTCCTTTATGCCGTAGTGAAGTGTCCCTGTGCACGGGAGCCACTCTGAATCAAGTTGTAGAGTTCCTGGGAAATCTTACGGATATCCTCTTCGCTTCGGACAATCATCTGCTGAATGGTGATAAGTGCACCTGTGCCGAATCCTGCACCGGATACCGTATCATTACGGTTGACCGTACCATTCACACTAAAGTCCGTAGGAAGTGCCGTAGTCATATCATCAGCAAGGCTGTGCATCACATCGTTGATGTCCTTGCTCATACCTTCAGCGGCAGCAACCGCATCCTTACCACTGGTATTGATAGCACCTGCCAAGCCTTCCACCAACATCTCGCCAATCCATGCCATCTCATCTGAAGGCGAATGGATACCGAAGAAATCGCAGATGCCGTCCCAGATGGAAGAAATCCAACCGGACACCTTATCCCAAAGCCATCCGGCAAGGGACTGGATACCCTGCCACAGACCCTTTACAAGGTTTGCACCGACATTGGCAAGCTGAGATACACCCTTACCAAAGGCAGAAACCAAACCGGACAGAATTTGCGGTACGGCTTTTACGATTTCCACGATGATAGTAGGCAGGTTCTTAATCAAAGAAGTAAGAAGCGTAACACCTGCCTGTACGATTTGCGGAATGCTGTTTATAAGAGCATTTACCACAGAACCGATAATCTCCGGAATTGCCGCCACAATGGTTGTGATGATTTTCGGTAATGCCTGGATAAGGGCAACAAGCAAATCGATACCCGCTTGGATAATCTGCGGAATCGAACCAAGCACCGCCGTGATAATGCCATCAATAATCTGCGGTATTGCCTCCACAATTGCCACAATGATTTCCGGCAATGCAGAAACCAACGAAGTCAGTAACTGAATGCCCGCGTCTATGATTTGAGGGATTGCCCCAATCACAAAATCCACAATGGCAAGTATGATGGACGGCAGTGCCTCAATCAGCACAGGAATGGCGGTAAGCAAACCTTCTGCAAGACCCATGATAAGCTGAAGTGCGGCATCCAAAATCATCGGAAGGTTGGAAATCAGGCCTTCAACGATTGTAATGATTGCCTGTACTGCTGCGGGGATAAGTTCCGGCAGTGCCGAGCCGATGCCCTCCACAAGAGAAACCACTATCTGAACGGCGGCATCCACCAAAAGCGGAAGGTTCTCAATCAATGTATTCACAATGGTCATTAACGCTTCAACCACCGCAGGTATTAACTGCGGTATCAGCGTCAGCAGCGTTGTCAGCACTTGAGAGAACAGGTCAACCACAGTATCCAACAAGGTAGGGAGCAGTTCGCCCACAGTGGTAAGCAGAGCATTCAGAGCCGTAGGCAATGCCGATATGATATTCTCAATGACAGGGGTAATATTGGTCAGCACATCTTGGAACGCATCCACTACATTGTTGCAGAGCATTTCGATGTCTGCATCCGCATTACCGAAACCTACAATAAGGTTATCGATGGCAGCCTTCATGGAGTTCAAAGAACCCTCAATGGTGTGTTCCGCCTCGGCTGCCGTTGCACCCGCCACACCCATGCTCTCTTGAATCACATGGATAGCAGAAACCACATCAGCATAGGAACTGATGTCATACTCAATACCGGAAATAGCCTGTGCATCTGCAAGCAGACGCTCCATTTCGGTTTTGGTACCGCCATAGCCGAGTTTCAAGTTGTCCAGCATCGTATAGTTCTGCTTGGCAAAACCCTGGTATGCGTTCTGAATAAGTCCGATATCCGTACCCATCTTATTGGCATTATCTGCCATATCGGTAATGGCCATATCCGCATACTTTACTGCCGCCTCGGTATCTCCTCCAAGGGAAGAAATAAGGGAGGCAGAAAACGATGTGACCGTGGACATATAATCGTTTGCCGACATACCCGCCGTTTTATAGGCGTTGTTTGCATATTCCTGTAACGCAGCAGAGGAATCCTTGAACAGCGTATCGACACCGCCGACCAACTGCTCATATTCTGCATAGGATTCAACTACTGCTTTTCCAAGGGAAACTGCGGCGGCAGCGGCAGCCGTAACCACCGCTCCCATTGCCACACCGACACCTTTTAGGACAGAACCAAGGCTTTCAAATTTGCCTTTGTTCTTTTCAGCGGAATCTCCGGCATCGTCCAGTTCCTCGCTCATATCGTCGGCACTGTCAGCAACATCATCCATTTCACGCTCGACATCATCAAGCGCCGCATTGTTACGGTCGAGTTCACGCTCCATATCGTTGAGCGCCGCCGTAGCATTATTAAGCTGAATCTGCCACTGCTGTGTCCTGCGGTCATTTTCTCCAAAGGACTCGGAGGCATTGGCAAGGGCAGAACGAAGGGTTTCGATTTTCTGTTTCTGTGCTTCGATTTCCTTATTCAGAACCTGATTTCTTGCGGTCAGTGCCTGCACGGAATTATCGTTTTTGTCGAACTGAGAAGTAACAACCTTCATTTCCGACCCCAGAACCTTAAAGGACTGGTTGATTTCGGACAACGCTTTCTTAAATTCTTTTTCGCCCTCAAGGCCAATCTTCAGACCGAAATCATCCGCCATCAAACCACCTCCTTCATCAGATTCCGGCAGGAATAATGTCATCAATGAAATATTCCCTCGCAGGCTTCGCAAGCCCGTTATACTGTTTATGGCATTCCCATAAATCCAGGAGCAGACCAAACGGCATCAGCCATACCTCATCCATTGACAGGTGAAGCTGACTTATGCCGTAATATAAAAGTCGAGTAAATAACTCATCGTCACTTACTCGACCGCCACGTTTTTTGAGTCAGCCTCGCTGACCACATTTCGCTTGGTGCCCTTATACAAAGCCTCGGTAATGGCAGATTTGTAATCAGCCAGATCCAAAGGTGTGGTCAAAAGTTCCACCATCTCCTCTGTAAGGACATCCTTCTTGTTTTCCTTGTTCTTCAGATTGTGGACAAGGATGGACTGATTGGCAAGCAGGGTAATCAGCCACACGATTTCGCCGATAGCCATCTCGAAGTTTTCGGACTTCATCAGCTTATCGCCAAGGTTCTCAAGACCGCCGTAGCGTCCTGCGATTTCCTTTGTTGCCTTGGTAGTGAGGAGCAAAGTATACTCGTCACCGCCGATATTGATAATTGCAGAGCGTTCTTTATCCATGTGTCAAATCCTCCTTATTCCGCGGCCTCGGTAGCATAGGAAGGCTCATATACTTCCTGATACCAGTTTGTGATGATATCTGCTGCAACAGCAGAATCGCCCTCGGTAACCTCTGCCTTCCAAGGATGCTTGTTCTGACCGTCCACTTTGTTACGGCGCAGAATCGTACCCTCGATGGTAGGTGTACTGAAAGTGATGCTGTCACCCTTGGTAGCAAGGTTCGTAGCAGGGATGCCGAACTTCACACGGTAAAGCCAGTAATACTTGTACTTGCCGTTGGATTTCTTCGCACGGAAACCCACAGCCACAGGCTCGCCGCCATCTTCACTTGTAGACACCACTACACCGTTGGCATCGATGGTCGCACCCGTAAGGTCAGAGGCGACAGAGGCACCGATATCATCCACACCCAAAGAAAGGGTGCCGGACTTGAATTCCTTGACGATTTCAGATGCACCGTCATCGGCATAAAGGGTTGCCTCTGCAAGTTCCACGGAGAGGTCGGCGGTCATCGCCTTTGCCATCTGCACCGGAGAAGCGTAGGTTTCATTGCCGTTTTCATCTTCGGTGATTTTGGCATAATACAGTTTGTCAAGACCAATAGTAGCCATTGTTTATTCCTCCATTTCATAATGTTTTGCCACATCCACGTTGTAATGGAAGTAGCCTGTTTCTGTTTCATAACCGATGTATCTGCGGTCGGTTATGGTAAAATCCGCACCAAGCAAGGCACGGACGATTGCATTTTTGTCTTTGGTGTAGCTGCCTTTGGCATACAGAGAAATTCGTGCCTCCTGGATATCACAACCGGGAGTATTGTCTGCATGAAGTTCAAAGCTGTCTGCCATAGGAACTACCACGATATATTTATCTGGAGCCTCATCCTTAAAGACACCCGTTTCAAGCGGAACGCCTAACGGCTCCAGGGTTGCATTGATATCTGACAGCACACTCACAGCTTTCTGACCTCCTCCTCGAATTTATTCTGCATTGCACTGATACAGGCAGCACGGGATGCTGTCTTTGCAGGTTTCATAAAAGGTTTGGCAGGCTGGCCGTGTTTGCCATATTCGATGACGTTCGCCAGTTTTGCGTTGCTGATGCCGTCACTGCGGGGTTCAGCAAAGCCGACCTTGATGTTGTGATTGCCGTTTTTGTCCATCTTCACAGTGGACAGACCAAGTGCCGACTCCAATTCTCCTGTGGATCGGGATTCGTACTTTGTACCGTTACCCACCACAGAGGACAGGTTGCTCTGTGCCTTGGCAAGAACTATCTCGCCTCCGGCTTCCAGTACCTTTTCGGCAACGGGGTCAAAATCAGAACCAAGCCGTGAGATACGCTGCAAAAACTCCTCCGGCATTTTGATATCCACTTTAGCCACTTGTTGCCACCACCTTTTTCGCAAGCACCTCCGTATACATTCCGCGCCCCTTTACATCCTCCACGGACGTGATTTCAAACCTGCCATCCTCGCACACCAAAATGTGGTCGGTTGTTACGGTAAGACCGGGAATGCAGCGAAAGCGGAACAGGTCTGTCGCCTCGGAGAATGCAGCGAGATTTGCCCACCTTTCACTTCCGTGGCGTCCTTCTCTGTACACACGGACAGAGGCGAGGATTTCATCCGCCGTTGTGGAGAAACCCTCGCTGTCCTTGATGCGTTTTGTAATGACAATATCAGCAAAGCCGTTCATTTTTCCGAAACTCATGTCACACCTTCCAATCTCGGTCGAGCCTTAACAGAAGGTTGACCGTGTTCCATACCTGCTGACTTGCCTGCACATTGTCGGCGAAGAATCCGCCCGTAGAACCGTCCCTTGATTCATAGAAATGCGATGCCAGCATAATCACGGCTTGTTCCGTGGTAGCGGGCATCGCATTTTCTGTATAATATCCTGCTTCGATGTGCTGATAGCTTTCCGCATAAGAAACGGCGGCAGTGATGAACCTTTCAATCAGTCCATCATCCACCGAATGCTCCAGTATCAGATTTTCCTTGACCTTCGTAAGTAGTTCGCTCATCACTGCCACCTCCCATCTTAGGCAGCAGCCATCTTGAGCAATTTCACGGCTTCGGAAAGAATCAACTTACCGTCCACACGCTCCTTAGCAACAAAGCCGACCATACCGTTTCCGGCGAAGAGTTCCTTCAGTTCCGCAAAGGA